TGCAATTGGTTGCAACTTGCCAATAGCAATCGCACCAGGCGTTGCAATACCAACCATGCCGGCAGCAACGTCCGTTGCGGCGCCGACGCCACTTCCTGTGGACTGGTCAATTAGACCGCCAGGCGCGCTAATGTCCCGAAGCTCTTTGATTGTGGTTTCAAGGTTAGTCACCCGTTGCCTTGCATCCATTTGCGCTTTTTCCGCCGCTGGCGTAGGACGCCCTTCGGCCAACTCCACGCGCCTGCGCTCAAGCTGTAAACGCTCCGCATTTTGCGCAAGTTGTTGGTCAAGCCTTGCGGTAGCCTGCGCATCTCTGCTCGCCTGCGCTTGAACGCGCTGACGCTCAAGGTCTAGCCGCTGCGCCTCTAACTCGGCGCGTTGCCGGTTAATCCCTCGCGCCTCTGCCGCTCCCGGCGCTTCCGGCGCCGCGCCCATCGCTTGCGACACAACCTCTTGCCGGAACGTCGGACTGGATGGGTTCATGTCAATAAACGCCACCCTGTCTCCAAGCTGCACCTTCTCCAGCTTTGGCTTTTGATCCGCTTGCGCACGGTACAACTCCTGCCCTGCCGGCGACACAAGAGCTTCTCCCGGCCTAACCACTGACGGTCGCTGATCAGCTCTCCCGGCGCGGGCCGCTTGCACCATTTTGACACCCAGCTCCATCTGCGCTTGTGTCTTGCCGTGCATCTGCAAAAGCGTGCCAATCTCCTCTGGATCGTAGCCGCGCTGGCGAATCTCTTGCAGCGCTTGCTGTTCCGCCATGCTTTGCTGCGACTGCATCTCCTCCTGCCGCATCTGGCGCATCGCATTCAGCGTCGGCTGGATTTTGGCGAACGACTCAAACTGCGACTCCGGCTGATACCGGATCTGCGGGATGTTTCGCGCTTGCGAGATGATGCTTGCGTCAATTGGCATGTCAGCCCCCAGCGCCGACGGAGCGGCCGTAGATGTCTAGAAACCTTCCAAACAGCTGGTTCTGCTGCTGCTGGTTCTGGTAGTTCTGATAGGCGCCTACAGCGCCACCGATGCCACCCATGTAGCCGCTGGTGCGGCCCACGCGCCCCGCCGCCAGTGCATTCGCGCCCTGAGACATCGTTTCCCCTGCCGTCTGGCCAAACTGCTGGGCCGCAGAGCCCAACTGACCGCCGACAGTTTGCCCCAATCCGGCGATGTTGGCTAGGCGGTTGTACGCGTTACCGTACTCGCCCGAGGCAAAGTCCTGCGCGTACCGCTGGCCTGCCTTGATCGCCCCGCCAGACAGCATGTTGCCCCGCGCGGCCTGCACGCGCTCCAGCGCTTTCATGCCCTCGCCCAAGCGGAAAGCGTAGCCGGGGTCCATGTCCAGCAGTTGCTGGGGCTGGGCGGGTTGGCCGTCGAGGCCCATCACGCCGCTTAGTCTGCCCAGCGCCGATTCGCCCGCCTTGCGATACGGCTCCAGCAAGCCCTTTTGGTACTCAAACTGCTCGCGTTGCAGCGCCAACGCGTTCTGCGCCGACTGCGCCTGGATGTTCGCCGCGTCCTTCGCCGCTTGGCCCGTTAGATACCCGCCTGCCAGGCTGCCGAACGCACCCAGCGCCGCAGCGCCTGCGGGCGTGCCGATGTAGTTGAGGAAGTCGTCTACGGCTTTGATGCCGGTGAGGCCGGCAGTAGCGCCACCCGCAGTGAGAGCGCCCGCACCAGCGCCGCCTGCTGCGCCCGTGATGATTGCGCCTGTGCCGCCGCCGACATCAGTGCCGCCTAGCACGTCAGAGCCGCCGCCTAGCGTGAGGTTGGGGTCTAGTCCTGCCAGATCCGCTTCGGTAATCACGCCGCCTGCGCCAGCAGCACCTGCTGCACCGGCAGCACCTGCTGCACCGGCAGCCACACCCGCACCCGCTACGCCTGCGGCAGTGCCTGCGGCACCAAGGCCCAATGCTGCGTCGGCAGCAGCGTTACCCCCAGTGTAGGCGCCGGTCCGGCCGAGTTCTTCCTGCATTCCGGTGGATAGCGTGTCGGCGACACCTCCAGCGTTGACGGGAACAACCGTTCCGCCAGCCAAGGCATTTGTTACGCCCGTTGTTGCGCCCACTCCTGCAACATCCATGGCTTGAAAGTCGCCTGCGTTACCATAGCCAGACACAGACGTTCCACCACTAGGCGGCGGAGTAACGGGCGTCGCAGCCCCGCCCGTCGCCAGCGCGTTGCCGGTCGTCGGAAAGTTCAGCGACTCTGCCCGAAACGCACTGATCAGCGCAGCATCTGGAGACTTGCCCAGCGCAAGTTCTCCCGCGTAAACGTCCTTGCCATAGTCCGTCAGGCTGCTGTAGCTCTGCGCCGTGTTGAACCCGGTATATGCGCCGCCGTACAGCGGGTCAGCGCCAAGAGCCACATCTTGAATGCTTACGTCGCCCGCGCCGCCATAGCCAGACACAGACGTTCCGCCACCCACATCCACGTCGCCCAAGTCGACAGCAACGTCTGTCGCCGCAACATCGGTGCTGGCCAACCGCGCGACTTCTTCGCCGGTCAGATTGGATAGCGCGTTTGCGGCGTCTTTGATGTATGGCTGCGCCAACTCCGCCGCAGCACCCAACGCGCCGCCAGTCAGTGCGCCTTTGATGGCGGACTCAAAATCGCCGCCGCTGGTAATCAGTTCTTTTGCGCCGCCAATAATCGCGCCGCCGACCGCGTTGTTTAACAGAGCGTTGGACGTTTGCCCTGTGATAGACGCGCCAAGACTACCGGCGGTAATGCCCGCCATGCCGAGAATTCCGGGCAGCACAAGCCCAAGGTACGGAGCAACTTGCTCGTACCATGCGCCACCGGTGTATTCCCAAGTCTTTTGAAACTTGCCGTCTGGCGTCTTGAACGCAAACTCGGTTACGCTTTTACTGCCAGAATCAATCTTATTGGGATTGATGACAACATCGTAACCTTGCGCCTTGAACTGCTGGATTGCAGCAGCAGCCTCGTCGGAAATCGTCGTCGTTCTTTCTTCGTTTTCCGTGCCGGGGAAGTTGACAACCTCTTTGGTAGTCGGCCCAGTAAACCCAAGTTGCGGCAAAAACTGGAGCCAGTAGCCGCTCTCTAGGTTCTTGAATTGCGTGTAGGCGTCATTCTGGTAGGTGACGTCAGAGTCTTCCGCGCCAGTCCCCATCCGCGTCTTTGGGAACAGGGCGTCAACGTTCGACCAGTCAGAAACGGCGTAAGTGCCTTTTGACGTTAGCTTTGCCATGATTCACCTCACCCAATCCGCCAGTTAGTGCCGTCGCTGAACACCGGCACGACGTTTGCGGCGCCGGCCGCCACAATCGAGTGGAACGTGGTTGCGTTGGCGTCGGTCACCACGGCCCGTGCGCCTGCGCCAACAGTAGCGGCTGGAGCATTTGCAAGCAAGTCCGCAACAGTGTGCGTGCCGTTGTTGATCCATTTCAAGCCGACAGTCAGCGTCAGGCCTGGCGCGCGCAGCGAGGTAACGCTGCTGTTGCCGATGGTGACTTCGTTGCTAACGCCTGCCGCCGACACATCGGCTTCGTAGCCGATGACCGTGTTGTTGCTGCCGGTTGTGAGCGAGTCGCCGGCCTGAAAGCCCAGAGCCACGTTGTTTGCGCCAGAGGTCAGCGCCCCCAGTGCCGACGCGCCCACCGCCGTGTTGTTGCTGGTGGTGGCCGCATCTAGCGCAGTCCACCCGATGGCAACGTTGTACGCGCCCGTAACCACCAGCAGAGCCGCATCCTTGCCCACCGCAGTGTTGCCGGTGCCGCTGGTATTTGCCCCCAGCGCCGAGCGGCCTACGGCCACGGCATCGCTGCCGGTGTAGGCGTCCAGCGCCGCGTAGCCCACCGCCACGTTGTCCGCTCCCGTGGACACCAGCAACAGCGCATCGCTGCCCAGCGCCGTGTTTCCTGCGCCAGACGTTGCCGCATTCAACGTCCGGTAACCTACCCCGGTGTTGTAGTTCGCCGTGCTCGCTGCCGTCAGCGCCTGATAGCCCACCGCAGTGTTGTAGTCGCCCGAGGTGTTCGCATCCAGCGCCTCGGAGCCAACGGCGGTGTTCTGGAAGCCGTCCGTGTTGGCCGTCAGGGCGTTGTAGCCCACGGCAGTGTTGTTCGACCCCGTGGTGTTGCTGTCCAGCGCAGTCAACCCGACGGCGATGTTCTCGTTGACTCCGCTGCCACCTTTACCAACCGGCACGCCAACCGCCACCGCCAGCTCAAACGACGCAAAAATGTTGTCGTCGGTCTTGATCGTGACGCCAAGAGCCGTTTCCAGCACGAATTTGTACGACGATCCCTCTGTCAGCCAGATCTGCGCGGGCGTTCGGCCGGCGCTGTCCAGCACGATGCCCACCGGATACACGGGATTAGCCGTGTTGCCCGTGTAATCCGTGTAGGTTGCTAGCGGCGTCGTCGTGCCGGCGGCATAAGTAAAAATTTTACCCCCGGCCAACGGGTTGCCGTTGTTGTCGAAGAACTGCGCCCCGGCGCCAGCGTATGGGGAAAGCGAAACGCTCATGGTGCTCTCACTGTTGAATCTGGCTCACCGCCAGCACGACGGCAGGTGCTGCTGGCGCAAAAGCCGTGGCTGCGACATTATCCACCGTGATGGCCGTAGCGTCTGCGGCAAACATGATCTCGATGTAATCGTTGGCGGCAAGCGAAAAAAACTCGCTCATGGACACAGCGGTGTACCCGTTGTTGATGTTGATTGTCACCAGCCTGGCAGAGTTGGCAACGTCCGTGCCGTTTTTGCGGAACCACAGCCAAACCGTCTTGGCGCTGCTGCTACTGCTGCCGATCTGAACGGTGGCGTCAAATTGGTATAGGCCAGACTGCACCACCACAATGCGCGACGCAGGCGAGCCGATGCTGATGCCTTCGGCGATTTCGGTGTTGTCGAACGTCAGCGCGTAAGCCGTGTTGATGACTGCGGGCGATTGGTCGCTGGTTTTGGTGAACTCGCCGTAATACTTCTGCTGCTCAATCGTCGGCCGCACGAAGATCACGCCGTCAGTGGCGCTTTTGATCAGCACCGCCGCCACCGGGATCACGTTGTCAGGCGCCGTGGGCTTTACGTTGGTGAACGCACCCGCCACCGTGGGGCTGGCGTACAGGATGTCGCCCACGTTGAACGCGCTGGTGTCGATGCCCGTTACCGGCCCCCAGACGCTACACAGGCCCGTGGCGCCGCTGTCGGGGATGGTTTCATCCAGCACGCCAAGGATGTACAGCGAGGGCGTAGAGCCGTCAGCAAGGTACTTGGACACCGACAGCAGGTTTGCCGCGCCGACGCCGGCAAAGCCCACCACAGTGCCCTTGAACAGAGTTGCGCCAGTGGAGTTCTGCACCAGCGTAAACGTCTCTCTGCTGGCCTGGCCGATGCTGTCTTGCAGCAGTGAAAAGAACCGAAACCACGCGCGCGTGGTGATTGCCCCACGGTCCACCAGCGGGTCGCGGGATGCTGGGACGCGGGGCAGCGTTTGCATCTCAGGCGCTCGTCGGCGTTGCCGTCAGTTCAGCGCCCATGATGGCAATCTTCACCGGATCTGTGCCGCTGATCTCGTACACCCGATCCCGCAGTTTGGTCGTCATGCCAAGGCGGCGCCAGATAACGCGCTTGCCGTACTCGCCAATTTTCCCAGTGCTGGCCCAGTGCTCATTGCTCCAGGTGTGGCCGCCGTCGTCGGACCAGCGGAGCATGACTTGGGGGTCAATGTTTGGAATTCTAACCGCCGTAGCAGACCCAAAAACAAGATCAGAACTGCCAACACTTGTCGGCTGCCCGAATGTTGCGTATATTGTTCCACCTGGCGACACAAAAGAATTTGTTATTACTCCAGTGTCGGAAGTTGAGTTTGCAAACGAATACAGCCCTGCTGAATTTGGCGAAGTGCCAAATCGGAAAACTGTTGCAGCAGACCCTTGTCTTTGCATCCTAAAAGAAATGCTTACAAGCTCGCCAACTCCGCTTTCAAAGCTCGCGTAAGCGTAAGGCGCAGTTGAAGACAATGCTGTAATTTGCAAATTTTTGCCGTTAATACTTATGGAAGTATTTGGCCCAGCAGTCCACCCCACTGGGCTTGAGAATGGACCGCCGGGGTTTGGTATCAGTTCTACATCAGTTGGTTTTGAGACAGATCCCGCCTCAACATCCAACTGCAGCGTGTGATGCGCCGTGCGCTTCAGCGAGTTTTGCCCCGTAGGCAGCGCCCGCCACGACCGCAGCCACCGTTGCGTGTCGCCGCCGTCCTGGTACACCTCGGGGTCAAACGCATAAATGCGCCCATTTTCCCAGTCGCCAACAACTACCTGCCCCGCAAAATTCGCCTGGCAGTTACTCCGGTGCCGCCGGTACTGCACTCCGTCCCACGCCGCACGCTCATGCCACGCGCCGGTAGCAACGTCAAACACCCACGTAGCTTGCGCCGTCGGGAACGTCAACACGTAGAACAAGTGCCCGACCTGCTGGTACGAGTAGCCGATGGCATTGTTCAGCACGGCGTACTGCTGGATTTGCCACTCCACAGCGTGCGTGCTAACGCGCTGGGCGTTGTAGCCCTGATTGCGGTACACGATGCCGTTGCCGCGAGCGTCAGAGCCCAGCCAGAACACGCTGTTGTCGAGCTTGGCAACACTGTACGGCGCAAGGCAACCGGTTTCCATGAACGCGCCTTCAATGCGCGCCAACGGGAAGTCCGCGGCCCCGGCGTTGTACCAAACCTCGATGGTGTTGTTGCCGAACAGCCAGACCTCGCGGTGGTCAACCATCAGCGACACGATGTTGTCCGGGTTGCCCTCAGCGCTGGCAAAGTCCAGCGGGTCAATCTGCGTGCCGTCGTTTAGCGATGTAACCCAGAAGCGCTGGCTGTTGGGTTCGTTGAACACGAAGTACCCGTCGAGGTAGCCCACCGTCACCGCGCCAGGAAAATCGACGTCAGTGATCTGCGCGAACACGCCCGTGCTGGCGTTGTAGATGAACGCGTCAGGGTTGCAGGCCACAAACAGCTGCGTGCCGTTGTCCGACATGCTCACCGGCCCGCTGCCGTTGATCAGCCCCAGTTCCGTCACGGCAAAGTTGCCGTCTACGCGGTACAGTTTGCCGCCGGACGCGACGTACAAAAAGTCGCCGAACTTCCACATCCCACGGATCGGGCCTTGCCCCACTGTCGCCACTAGGCGCAACCCAGGGCACCGCTGCAAGAACGCAGGCTCTTTGCCCGCTTCCGGCACGATTTCCGGGAACAGGTTGACCATGCGGCTGTCCGCAGCATTGACGCTGCGGGCCACATAGGATGATCCGAGGATGGGCGTCTTCACGTCGGCGTACCCGCGTACACGTTGAACCGGCGCAGCCTGCGGTTGACGAGGTTGTACGGGATGCTCATCAGGTCATCCGGGTTGTTGATGCGCTTCAGATTGCGCTTGGACGACATGGCGATGCGCTGCACCGTGGGTGGAGCTTCAACGCCGAACTCGGCCGCGATTTCGCTGGCTAGGTTGTACTTGAAGCACCGCAGGTAGCCCGGCGGAAACGACAGCGTGGTGTTCAGCAGCGCCGGCTGCGACAGTTCCTGCACGCTGATGATGTGCCACTCTAGATCCTTGCTGGGCACCGGGTACAGCGTCATCGTGATGTCGGGGAACGTCATGTTGGTGAACATGACCTGCGGGTACGTCGACCCCACGGTCTTCAGCGCAATACCGTTGTACTGCTGCTGGTTGATCATGGCGATGCCGAACGACACACCAGATTCGGTGTCGCGAAAGTACGTCGAGTCGTCCAGCAGCACCGGCCGGTTGCCGACAAAGTTGCCCGTCGGCCCCAGCGTGCGCGTGGCGGTGTTGGCCGGCCAAGTGAACACCTGATCCTGCGTGGCGTACACCGCTAGGCGCTCAATGCTCCACGAATCGAGCATCTGGTTCAAAGCCGCCAGTGCATCCTGTGACGTGGCGGCGGAGGGCGTTTCGCCCTCGGCAAGCTGGCCGATCAGCCGCAGTGCGGCGTTGATCTGGTCACCGGCTGTGGTAGACATCGGCGGACTCCCGTCGCCGCCTGCGCGCAGTCAGTTCGTTGACGGCAACCTGGGGCGATTCCTCGCCCGGAGTATACCGCTCCCACCCGTTGCGTTCATCTTCTTCGGCCTCCAGATCCATCGTGGCAACCTTGGTGCCGTGGATCGGGTGCTTCATGTAGATGACGGGCATAGGTCGCCTCCGGGCCTGCGGCGCAGGTACATGTGATAGTTGCCGGGATACGCCTTGTCGGCGCTGTGGTGCGTGATGTCCGCGTCGGGGATCAGCCAGATAGATCCACCGCAGTCGTTCCAATTGCGGCTGAAAGAGTAATCCTCGCCGTACCAGATGCCTTTGTGCGCGCCGTGGTTGAACAGGTCAACGTGCGGCTTGTGCGCCTTGCCGTACATGAGGTGCGGGTACGCACGCATGAACTTCTCGACTGCCGCCTCGGTCACGCGCAAAAACCCGGCCGGCACCCATTCCGCGTGGATAGCGCCGTCCGCCAAGCGCACGATGGGATGCCCACCCGCGTCGGTAAACAGGCAGCCCATGTAGTCTTCCTCGTCCCGCTTAAAGCGGTACGTTCCGGCCACAACGTCGCCTTCCGTCTGGATGAGCTTCAGCAACGCATCCGGCGGGAACGACACATCGTGGTCAAGGAATATGATCTGATCCGCGCCCGCATCCAGCGCCTTGCGCAGCATGACGTTGCGCGCTTGGCTGATGTAGGGGTTGCCGACTTCCATCACCATCTGGTGCGTGATGCCCGCCGCATCCAGTGCCGGTACGGCGGCCTCTATGGCCTCCAGAAGCGCCGAATGCGGGCGGGTGAGGGTAGGCACACACAAGACGACTTTCATTGCGTCACGGGCCTTTGTGCGGTGATCATGAGTTGGTGATTGATGGACGGGCCAGCATGGCGGACCTTAAACCCGGCGTGCTCGACAAAGTCGATCAGCGTCTTGCGGACGAACCCGTATTTGTGCGCCATGTACGGATTGCTCTGAACCAGTCTGGCCATGCCGTAGTACATGTCCAGCCCCGTGACCGGGCCTGCTGGCGATTCGTAGACGACGGTGTTGTCGGGCTTGATGCCCTCCAGATCCGGCACCACGGCGATGAAAAACCCACCCGGCATCAGCACGCGGTGCAGTTCGCTCAACGCTTGCACGATTTCGTGCGGCGGCATGTGTTCCAGCACATGCGAGCAGTATGCGATGTGATATTCGCCGATGTCCCCCATGTCGGTCATGGGAGCAACAAAGTCAGGAGAGACGCCTGGGTCAATGTCCAGACGAGTCTCCTGACCCTGTATCCACTCGGGAAGCGGCTCTCGGCCGCATCCCGCATGAAGCACCTTGATCACGCAGCCTTGGCCAGGCCGAGAGCGGCCAGCGTGTTCATGATGTCAATCACGGCAGCCTTCAGCGTCGTGGTGACATCAGCAGACGACGCGGTGCCGACTGCTGAGGTAGCCACGGCAGCGGTGCGCTGCGTGATCGGCGTTGTGCCGTAGAACCCGACCTTGCCGGTGGCAGTGGGTTGCATCTGCACGGGCTGGCCGCTGCGGCCGACGTTGAGGGTTTCCTCGACGTTGCCGTCGCCCATCTGCTGGCCGTCGCCAATCTTGGGCGCTTCAAAGTTTGCGTTGGACATGATGTTCCTTTCTGGCGCTTAAGCGCCACCCTTCCACAGACCAATGGCCTGCAGCGTGTTCATGATCTCGATGACGGCGGCCTTGAGGGCAGTCGTCACGTCCGCGCTGCTGGCAGTGCCAACGGCGGACGTTGCTTGTGCTGCGTTGGAACGCTGCGTGACAGGCGTTGTGCCGTAGAAC